AGGCTTCGGAGCAGGAGCTGCAAGATGAGTACATTGGATTAGAAGGGTTGATCGCCCGCAAAATTGCGGAGCGCATTGGCCGAAAATTGAACAATGTGCTGACGCTGGGCGACAACAGCAACAAGCCTAATGGCATTATTACCGCGACTGGTGTAGGCCGCACGACGGCCAGCGCGACGGCGTTCGTGGTGAATGACCTGATTGACCTTCAGCATAGTGTGGACGTTGCGTACCGCAACAATCCGAAATGCGCCTGGCAGATGCACGACCTGATCGCGGCGGCAGTTCGGAAACTGAGCATTGGTACGGCAGATGCACGCTGGCTGTGGGAACCGGACCTGAAACAGGCCGGGCCGGATCGGCTGCTGGGTAAGCCTGTACACATCAACAACGACATGGCGAGCGCGCTGACAACCGGGCAGGAAATTATGCTTTTCGGTGACCATTCGCAGTATTTGATCCGCCGGGTGCGCAATTTCGTCAGCAAGCGCTTAGACGAGCGATACGCGGATGAATTGGCGGTTGGTTTCGTGGTGGCTACGCGGGTGGACGGTGAGGTGCTGAATGCAAACGGTATCAAAAAATTGAAACTGGCGTAATGGCAGAGACACTGACAATACGGATATTTGAAACCTGTGCGACAGGCCGTGGCCCGTATGCGAAGGGAGTGTGTACCCTTCCGAAAGAGGAGGCAGAATGGCTCATTTTGCACAAACTCGGAGAGCAGACTACCCAGACAACAGATGCGAATGCAGACCGGGGGCGTGATACCCTGCGCGAAATAACCCGCCCAAAATTGAGAGAAAAAGCGACCAAATAACCCATGCTAACCTACATATCCAGAGGCCCGGAACCCATCACACTGGCCGAAGCAAAAACACAAACCCGCGTGGACAGCAGCGCGGGCACGGTAGAGGACGGGCTGTTCGCGACTTGGATTGAGGCAGCGCGGCAGTGGGCAGAGGATTATACGGGGCGTGTGTTGTGCGGCGCGGTAGTGGAGGAACCCATTTGCGGTTTTCCCGCTTGCCGGTGCATCGTACCGGCATTGGTGCCGGTGCGGGAGGTCGAATGGGTGAAGTATTACGACGTGGACAATGTGCTGCAAGAGTTTCCTGCGGAATCCTACGTCGCAGATGGAGGCATTATTCAACTGCGCACAGGGGCACAATGGCCGGAAACCACTGCCGACCGAAAAAATACGGTGGTGCTGCGGTATGCGGCAGGCCCGGCAGCGACAGACACGCCGGATGCACGGGTGAAACAGGCCATATTGCTAATGGTGACGGACTTCTACGACCGGCGTGCGGACGCGGTGAATGAGGCAGATGCAACACGGGTGAAAACGACGGCAGAAAGACTATTACAAGGACTACGAGAATTGGGATGAAGAGGAACGCAATGCACACAGGCCGATTAGACCGGCGCATCGAGATTTGGACGGCGACGGAAACGCGGACGGACAGCGGCGGATATGAAACAGGCTGGGCGCTGGGCGCGGAGGTCTGGGCCAACGTAGATTTCCCGAAAACGGGAAATACGGAAGGGTATCAGGCCGACGCACAGGTCAGCGTCGCGCGGATGGTCGCGACCATCCGCCGGATAGCGATAAATGCAAAACAAAAGATACGGTACAACGGACAGGACTTCGACATCTTGTCGGTCAGCGAATCGGGACGCGAATGGACGGTAATCACGTGTGAAAGAAGGGGGGACGTATGACAGATGAAGGGGCATTGCTCTATGCAAAACTGACCGACACACCGGAGGTGGTGGCGATATTCGGAACAAGAATATACCCGACCACGGCCCCGCAAGGGGCGCAATTCCCGGCATGTGTCTATGATAGACACATAGAGCCGGTGATGACCAAAGACGGATTCGCCGGCACAGATGTCTGTACGGTGACAGCCGTAGTCTGGGCCGACACCGCCGATGCGGCAATGTCCGGGGCTTTGGCGATCCGAAAAGCGACGATGTTCACGACCCAAATTCTGGAAAATGCAGAGGCGCATTTTGTTTCCCAAAGCATCCTCTCCGGGCGTGAAACTGAAAGTGAAATGTTTTTCGCACAACTGACAATTCGGGTGCGAATCAACCAACCCATAATTTTATAATTTTTTTCAATGAACACTGATTTTTTGACGGGGCTGCTGGCCAGCCTTTTTGAGCGATTCAAAATAAAAAATCCCAAGGCGGCAGGGGTATTGTTGCTTTTTTTCTTACTGATCGTGTATTTCGCGCAGCAGGGCACGCTGCTGGGGGTACTAACCATACCCAAGTGGGCAGCGGATGCGCTCGGTTTCGTTGCGGCATTGCTTGCGGCGGTAACGAGTACGCGCACAACGGCCTATTTGGACAGGCCGGAACAGATGCAGCGCGAAAAGGAGTATGAAGAAATGACCCGTCGGCCATGAGGCAGGTATCGGTGCGGGTAGAGACTGCGGATGCGCTGCGGGCGCTGGAACGGGTCGGAAAAGAGTTTTTCCGCGAACGCGTCAGGATACTAAGCGCGGCCGCAAAACCCATTGCGGAGGCCGGGAAAATGAGCGCACCCGTGAGCGATCGTGTACACTACGGATACAAAACGACAAAGTTGCGCCGGGCAATCCGGGCACCACGCGGCATGGGGCAGCGGGTGGCAACTTACCACCCCGGCAACCTGTCCCGTTCGTTTCGGGCCTTGCGCTTCCGGCGGGCACGCAGCAAAGTGTTTGTTGGGGTCAAGGTCGCACGATCGGCGACGGGGGTATTTCAGGGCAACCGAACGAGCGGGTACTACCTGCCGTTCGTAGAGAGCCGAAAACCATTTTGGGTCGCGGCGGTACAGCGAAGCGAGGGACAGGCGCGGCAGATTTTGGAGGACGGTTTTCGGGCGATTATTGAAAAACACAACAAAAATGTGACATGAACAGACTGAAAATATACCTCTTGCAGGACATAGATACGGGGATTTTCCGCATGAAAGCGGGCCGCATGTGCGAGATGGAGGAAACGGCAGCAAGAAAGATGATCGAGGAAGGGAAAGCGGATTTCTACAGGTCGAAAAAGGAGCGTGCAGAGGCAGCAGTGCGGGGCGCACGGGCGACAATGGAAGCCCCCCCTACCCATGCGAAAAGCCGTCACAAAGGGAAAGCAGGAATAAGATAAGAAGGAAACCACCGCAGGAAACGGAGTTTTTTTCACACATAAAAAAACTAAAAAGAGATGTCAGCAGCAAATAGCAGATTGGTGAAATTGAGCATCGGCGACGCGACCCCCGTGGCAGTAGGATGCCAGACTAGTACGGGCTTCGAGGTATCCCGAAACATGGTAGAAACTTCTTGTAAGGACACAAACGGTTTTTCCTCTTACCGCCCGGGGATCAAAAACGCTACGATCACGGTAGAAGTAATCGTGCAAACCCCGGCGGCGACGGGCGACCCGGCAGCGCTGTATGCGGCATGGGATGCCGGCACCCTGCTCGATGTCGGGGTCGCCTCTACGGAACCGGGCGTACCCAGCATTAACGGTACAGGTTATGTCCAAAATATATCTCTGACGGCGGACGGCATTGACAACCCTGTTTCGCTTTCGGTCACGATACAACTTTCCGGCACATTTACGGCCGGATAAAAATTTTCCGATTCCTGCTTTGAGGGCGTGCGGCCCCGGTAACGGCGCTGCCGCCCTTTTGCAGGCGGGCAAAAAAAGCAAAAAGGCATGGAATACGTACATTTAGGGGGCGAAGATCGCCCCATTGCGTTCGGTTTTCGGATGCAATACATCCACGAAAACGCCTACAGTCGCTCATTTGTAGGCGATCTACAGCAAATGGCGCAGCTGGCAACGGTGCATAAAATGGGTACCGGAGAACGCAGTACCACACACCTCAGCATCTTAGCGGAGGTGATTCATAGCGCCCTGTCTGCCGGGCATCAGCAGGCGAAAGTGCCTTTTTCTGCCAGTGTTTTTGAGTTGGTGTGCTGGCTCGACGAAACGCCCGATGTAATTGGGTGGATTGTCGAACGCATTTTCAACGCCATGCCACAGGCGAAAAAAGAAGAAGAGGAACCTGCAAAAAAAAAGAAGACCCCTCCGTTGAAACGTCGGATGATCTGACCGACTGGGACAGCCTGATGGAAACTGCCGGGGGGTTGGGCTGGACAGAAGATGCTTTTTGGCGGGCCACGCCCCGCTACTTCGTGGCTGCCACACGTGGCTATCGTCTTGCGCAACAAGAGCGCTGGGAACAGGCACGATACACGGGCTACTTGGCCATCGTGCCGCACACAAAAAAGAACAGCCAGCTCCGACCGACCGACTGCGGCGAGTTCCCCTGGGAGAAACAGGCACGCGTATCCGCCACAAAAAAAATACATCAGGACATGGTCCGAATATGGGCCGAAATGGTCGAGAATGCGAAAAAAGAAACGACGACATGAGTGTAGCGAAACTGAATGTGGAGATTGCAGCCCGATTAGACGGCCTGCAAAAAGGTCTCAAGGAGGCAGAGCGCTCGTTGGCGACCTGGGGTCGAAAGATGCAGGCGGCAGGCGACAATATGCTCTCTACCCTCAGCGCACCGCTGGGCGCATTGGGCGCATTGGGGATCAAAGCCGCCGGGGATTTTGAGGCGATGGGGCTGGCCCTCAGCACCACGATGGTGGACGCAGGGCGCAGCACGGCGGAGGCAGCGACCGAAATGGAAGCGCTGCGCAAGGCGGCGCTTGCACCGGGTTTGGATTTCAAACAGGCCATACAAGCCTCGATGCGCCTGCAAAATGTGGGCTACTCGGCAGAGCAGGCACGAAAAATCATCACGGAATTAGCGAATGCGATCACGATGTCGGGCGGCACCGCCGAAGACTTAGACGGCGTGACGCGGCAATTTTCGCAGATGATCTCGAAGGGGCGCATCTTGCAGGAAGATTTGACCATTATTTCGGAGCGGATGCCGAAAATTGCGGAACTGTCGAAAAAAGCATTTGGTACCGCCTCGGCAGAGGCGCTCCGGGACAAGGGCATCAACGCGCAGCAATTCGTCGCGGGCATCACCGTGGAAATGGAGAAACTGAAACGCGTGGAGGGCGGCATATCAAATGCCATCGTCAATGCCGGCAGTGCCGTGACTCAGTTTCTCGGTGTAGTCGGCATGGAAATTAATAAGGCGTTCAACCTCAACAAACTGGCCAACGATTTTTCGCAGTGGCTTGGCGATATGGGCCGTGCGTTGCAGGGCTTGGACGCACCGACGAAGCGTGCGATCTTAGGCTTCGGTGCCGTGGTGGTGGCCGTCGGCCCCGTGCTGAAAGTGATCGGGATGCTCACCAGCACTGTGGGGTCGCTGGTAGGGACAGGGGCCATGTTGGTCGGTTGGGGGCGTACGGCCGCCGGGGCCGTATTGGGCGCGGTGCAGGCATTCCAAGCCCTCAACGCCGTGACGCGTTCGCTGTTGGTTGCGGGCGGCATTATTTCGCTGGGGTTAGCCGTCGGTGCATTGATTGTGTACCTCGCGAAGATGAACCGGGAGGTGACGGCCTCTGAACACGCGGCGCGGGCGATGGGCGAAGTACATGCGGCGGCAGCGAACAGCATGGCGGGGGAAAAGGTCGCAGCGGAGCGCTTAGTCAAAACGCTGACCGACGAAACGATGTCGCGCGAGCGCAAAAAAGCAGCCTTAGAGCAGTTGCAGGCCATTGCGCCCGCGTATTTCCAAAACCTGAAATTAGAAAAATCGTCGGTTGAAGAAATTAATGCTGCATTAGCCAAGTACATCGAGTTCATCCAGAAGCGCGCCACGCTGACCGCCGCGAACGAAAAATTGGTGGAGGTGGAAAAACGCCTGCTCGACGTGGAGACGCGCAGACAGGATGCCACGGCCAGTTGGGGGCAGACGGCGGTGAATTTTTCAAAAGAGGTATTGGCTAATGTGTCGGGCCTCGGCTACTTCTATTCCTTCAACAACGCCCAGCAAAAAACGGCGATAGATAATTACGGGAAAGAAGAGGCCGCCCTCAATGCCCAAAAGGCCGCATTGGCCGGCAAAATATCGGAGCTGACCAAAGAGGGGGTGACGATGCAGGACGTGACTTCGGCCACGTCGTTATTTTCTGGTGCGCTGAAAAAAACAACTACCAGCGCTGCCGCGACCAAAGAGGCGGTGAACGAGGTCAAGGAAAAAACTTCTGCCTATAAGGAAGTGCTGGAATCCATCACTGCTGCTGTAGAAAGCGGGAAAGTATTCGGTGAGGAGGAGGCGTGGAATCGGCAGGCGGAGGCGATTGGCAAGGGGATAGACACCCTGCTGTCGAAGGGCTTTTCGAGCGCATCGGTGCAGGTCACGGCACTGATCGGAAAAGCAAAAGAACTGAAAGGCTTGGTCGGTGGCCCGCTGAACCTCCCGGAGATAGACCGAAAAACGGGTCTGTCGCCGGTGAGCAGCATGGAGGGGGCAAATCTCCCGGAACTGAAAATAGATGTCGCGCCGATCAGGGTCGCAGAAAGCGCTGTGATGTCTTATACCGAAAAAATGCGCGAATTGGGCTTGGTCAACGAGGCATTTTTGGGTGGCATGATGAAATTCGGGGAAACCTGGCAGACGGTCGCGGGGATCGTGAACGAAAGCGGCAACCTGATAGAACGCATGTCTGTGTCGGCAGCGGAAAGCATGATGGAGGTGGCGGCGAAAGGGGGTACCTCTTTCAAGGAACTGGCCATGGCGGCGGCGGGCAGCGCCGCGAAAGTCGTTCGCGCCTGGATTATGCAGGGGGTGGCTTCCGTCGTTTCGAAGGCTCTTTCCTCCATGCCATTCCCCTTGAACCTGGCTATTGCCGGGGGGGCCGGGGCCGCAGCAGGGGTGCTGTTCAACAAGGCTTTGGGTGCGCTGAAAATTCCGGCGTTGGCGGGGGGTGGCATTTTGCGCGGCCCTTCGATGGTGCTGGCCGGCGAATATCCCGGCGCGTCGGTGAACCCGGAGGTCATTGCGCCCCTGGACAAATTACAGAATATGATCGCACCCACGGCCCCGGTGGTCGTGGGTGGTACAATTCGCGCAAGCGGGAAAGACCTGCTGGTGGTGTTGGATGCTGCGCGGCAATGGGATAATAGGATAAGATAATGGCACTTACGAGTACATTCTGGAACGAATTTAATGGTGTGCCGCAGGAGTGGCGCATAGAGATACACGACTTGTCGGGTAATATGTCGGGGACGTTCACGAGCGGTCCCGGCGGTTTTTCTCTTAATTACAGGGGCGAGGGCAGCGGTCCGGAAATGACGATGCTGACCTCTGAACTGCGTTTTCGGATGCTGTGCGAATCGGGGGTGCATACAGGGTTCATAACGGCGCTGGCTACGAGT